CGCGCGGCGCCGGCGGTTCCCTGATCAACGACGCGTACGGGTGGCTGCAGCGGTACGCACCCGTGTGGCGGTCCTGATGGCTGCCCGCGCGAAGCCCGCGCCGATGCAGCTCAACACGAACGTGCCGGGGGCCACGTCGCCGCGGCCGGCGGCGAAAGCCCCGGTGAAGGCGAAGAAGGCGAAGAAGAAACTGCCGGCCGCCGCCTATGCCCGGTACCTGCGGCAGGTGAAGGCCTACGACCGGCAGAAGGCCCGCGCCTGGTCCCCGGATGATGTGATGCCGGTGTGCTCGGCACGCGCCGTCGCCGAAGCCATGCGCATCGCGTCAGGACCGGTCCTGAGCGATCAGGATGTCCTGACCCTCCACCGATGCGCCGGCGGCAGCGAACGGCGCCCTGTGCCCATCGTGGCCGCGCTGGAAGCCATCCTGGCCCTGACCGGCTGGCAGCTGCCCGCCGACATCGCGATTCTCGGTGTCCGGCTGCCGGGCGGCCAGCCGCACGCGATTACCGTCGACCCGGCCGGCGGATGGCATTCCTGGGGACAGCCGTTCGATCCGGCCGCATGGCCGGGCCTGCTGGCCGAGGAGGCCTGGTGACCGGCGACCGGCAGAACGTCCGCCAGGCCGTCGCCTCCTACTTCGGCGGCGCCCAGTGCGTTGACGACCAGGGCATCTACTACCAGGGCGGACCCCTCACCGTCTACGGGCTCGGCACCGCCTACCCGTACCTGATCAAAGGCGGCCCGCCGGACGCCTACTTCACCGCCGGGCAGGCACCCGGAGTGAACCAGGGCGCCATCATGTCGGTCTACCTCCAGGACGTCACCATCGGCCGGATCGCCATCGGCGGCCCCACGTCCGGGTACCGCCAGCGCACCTACCGGATCCGGTGCGCGTTCGAGGTCATCTCCGAGCAGCAGCACGTCGAGACATCCGAGGCGTTCCTCGACACCCTCATCGACCAGTGGCTGCTCACCCTCTACGCGGACCGGACTCTCGGCACCAGCAGCAACCTGCTCTACCCCGACCCGCCGTACTTCGGGAACCGGCTCATCCAGGAAGCCGGCGAACGCCCGGCGGGCATCCAGGTCGGCGAGCCCGGCTGGGATGTCGCGCGCGACCGGGGCCGCGCCGAAGGCGGCGTTTTCATCACGTTCGACGCGCAGACAGTGGTCATGGCCTGAGGAGGCACGCATGGCGAGATACGTGTACGAGGGCCAGGCCCCCGAGCAGGTACAGGAAAACGGCCTGCTGCGCCTGGTGCGGCCCGGCGACGAGCTCGAGTTCGGTGACCCGCCGGCGTGGGGTGCCTGGCGGCCCCTCGATGAGCCGGAAGCAGCTCCGCCCGCGCCGCCGCCCCCGCCGCCTGCGGCCGCCACCGTCCCTGCCGCGACCGTCCCGAGCCCGGAGAGCTGACCCATGGCACCCCCGACCACCATCCAGCCCGTAGAGGAAGCCGAGCTTTACTACGTCCCCGAGGCGACACCGGGCACCATCCCGTCGTCCGTGGGATCGGTGATCCCGTACCTGCAGTTCCAGCCGTCCGACACCCCGATGTGGCTCGACGACGAATCGGTCCAGGGTGCCATGGGCGACGTGTACGGCTCCTACCAGGGACCGCTGATCGCCGGGTTCACCTGCGGCGGCAACTTCTTCGGCGACACCATCCCGAACTTCATCTGGAACCTCCTCGGCGACTACACCGCGTCCGGTACCGCCGCGTCGCCGGCGTCCACCACCAACGCCGGCGTGGCCGCGGGGGCGCTCGCGCTGCCGGTCGCGTCCGGCGGCGCGTCGTTCACCTCCGGGATGTACGTGTGGATCGAGGACGCCGGCTCACCCCCGGCCAGCGAAGTGTGCGCCGTCGGAACCGGATCCACCAGCACGTCAGTGGTCCTGGCATCGCCCGGCACCCGGTTCGCCCACGCCACCGCCACCCCGTTCACCAACACCACCGCCCCGTACACGCACGTGTTCTCCGTCCTCAACGGCTCAACCGGCACCCTCAACGGCGCCGGGCAGCCCCCCACCGGCACATTCACCCACCGCACCGGCCTGCCCGCCAACAGCGCAGCCCAGTACGCCTACGCCTGCTTCTCCGAGATCGTCCTCACCGTCAACGCCGAAGGACTCATCACCTGGACCGGCAAGGGCGTCTGCGCCGCCCGTGTCACCGCCGCGTCCGCCGTCGGCATCACCAGCGCGTCCAGCGTCAGCCCGTACCAGGGCTGGCACGCGAACCTCGGCGTCGGCGGCACCGTCTCCGGTTCGCCCCTCAAGGACTTCGGCGAGTTGTCCGTCACCATGGACCGCGAGCTGAAGGCCTACAACACCCTCCAGGGAAGCCAGCAGCCGTACATCATCGCCCGCGGCAAGCAGCCGAACACCGGCAAGCTCTCCGTCATGCCGGCGATCGACGAATCGGCGCTCACCGGGATGCTGGCCAACACCCAGCCGCAGATCCAGCTGATCGCAGCCAACGGCCTCACCGGCGCCTCCCTCGTGTCGCTGCAGATCGACATCGGCCTCGGCCAGTACCGCACCGCCGACCTCAACGGCGGGTCCGTCCTGTGGGGCTACGACGTCCCCATCAAGCCCATCCACACCGCCGCCGCCATCACCGGCGCGCAGGGCAACTCCACCACCGGCGCATCCGGAGGCAAAGGCGCCGTCAAGATCACAATCCAGAACGCGGTACCCACCTACACCGCCTAGGAGGGCAAAATGCGACACGAACTATCCAGCGGCGCATGGGTTGACCTGCGCCCCGCCGCCGACCTGAAAGTCCGCGACCGCGAAGTCTACGAAGCACCCCTCTACGACTTCGAAGTGACCCTCGGACCCGACGGCCGGCCCGACTTCACCGACCGCAAATTCTCCATGAAAGTCCCCAGGGCCCAGCGCAAAGCACTCCTGTGCCGCCTCATCACCGGCTGGTCCTACGACCTCCCCGTCCCGTCCTGGGCCGGCGGCATCGAGAACGAGGACTCATTCTCCGAGCTTCCCATCGGCGACGCCGACGAACTCGACGCCCTCCTGGCCCCCTACCTCGCCGTGATCCAGCACAAGCCAGACCCAAAAGGCGGCCGGTCGGCGACTACTACCGCCTCAAATGGTTCTTCGACCACGACGGCAAAGGGCCGCTCCCGCCCGGCCTGACCGTCCGCGGCCTGGAGCAGTGCCTGTACATCATCGACTACCAGATGCCACCGGAGGCAGGGATGGGACGCTCGGACCTGCCGCTGGAGGTGGGCACGTGGCTGCGGCCGGTCCATGCCGCGATGAACCGCTCGGCCGCTGACCGGTCAAGGCAGGCGCAACGTGGCCATCACCGTTGAGGAGCTGCCCGGCTACCTGCACCGCCTCGCCGGTGACGTGGCGGTGAAGCAGGCACCGGAACGCGCCGCCACGGCGATGGGTCACGCCTTCCAGCGGATCGTCGTCGCGTCGATGGGCGGCGACTCCCCGTCGCCGCCCGGCACGCCGCCCGCCAGGGTGACGGGGACACTGGCCCGGTCGGTCCGCGTCGAGCCCGGCACCCAGATCCGCGAGTACGCCGCCGGATCATCCGTCGCCCCGCACACCGTCTACGCCCGCATCCAGCAGCAGGGCGGTGTCATCTGGGCCCGGCACATGCTCGGCGAAGGCCGCCTCGACCCCCACTCCAAGGCCTACGCGGCGCTGAAGTTCGCCGACCAGATGGGCCACGAGGGCGCGGCTGAGGCGCTGGAACGGGCCGGGGGTCTCGGGTTCCTGTCCTGGACGGGAAAAGACGGCGTCCGCCACTTCAAGCACAAGGTCGTCCTGCCGCCGCGGCCGTACATGGTGATGTCACCCGAAGCCCGCAACGCCGTCCATGACGCCGCTGTCCAGGCCGCTGACAGGCTCCTGCCGTGAACGGGGGTGACTGACCGTGTCCGACGAACTTGATCCGGTAACCCAGCGTTTCATCGCCGACTTCGCCGACTACGTCCGCCCTATGCAGGAAGCCGGCGACGACACCGCCGAGTTCGCCGGCACCGTCAAAGATGCCGTCGACAAGCTCGGGGAACTGTCCGGCGCCGCCGGCGACGCCGGCGACAGCCTGGATGCTCTCGACGGGGAAATGGATGACGCGTCCGGGTCGGCCGAAGGATTCGCCGAGGCTGAGAAGTCGGTCCGTGACGAGCTCGCCGAAACCGACCATGAGCTGCATGACCAGACGGAGTCGTTTTTCGTCTGGGCCGGCGAGGTAGCCGCCGCGTCCGCGGAAGCGGAGGCGTTCCGGGAGGAACTGGACCGCACGTCCGGGTCGGGTGACGACCTGTACGGGACGCTGAAAAACCTCCGCGACATGCTCTCGGACGCCGAGCTCGGGGACCAGTTCCTGCTGGGCAAGCGCGGCATCGACTCCTATCACCTGTCCATGGACGACCTCGACGGCGTCGCGAAAACCTATGAGGTCACCGAACGGGACCTGGAAGACGCGACCCGCGACGGCAACGAGGCGTTCGTTCTCGGCCGCGGCGCCATCGACGACTACCGCAACTCGCTCCGTGACCTGGACATCCTGATCAAGGGCGCGAACATCGGCCAGGACCTGGAGAAGCTGACGGGCCTCGGCGGGAACGACGCCCCGCCGCCCGGCTGGCTCGCCGGCCTGGCCGCGCAGGCCGTCAACCCGCAGTACTGGGGTGCGCTCGCCGCCGGGATCGGGCTGATCGCACCCGCGGTCACCGCGATCATCACCGAGATCGGCGCGGTCATCTCCGGGTTCGCCGCCGCCAGCGCCGGCGCGATCGCGTTCGCGCTCCTCGCCATCCCGTCATTCAGGAAAGTCGAGGACCAGCTCGGCCCGCTGAAGAAAGAATGGGACGGCCTGGCGAAAGCGTTCGCGCCGTCCGCGATCGCCGTGTTCACCCAGTTCTTCAAGGATCTCGGCGAGTTCATGCCCGCCCTGCTCCCGCAGGCCCGCGACTTCGCCGGCGCCATGGACGACCTGCTGGGCAAACTCGGCGGGTTCGTCCAGTCGAAAGGCTTCCAGGACTGGCTGCGGAAAGCCGACACCTACATCGGCCCCGCCACCGAAGCCATCGGCGAGGGCATCGGGAAGATCCTCATCTCCATCGGCAAGCTGATGACGACACTGTCATCGAAGGACGTCGCGCACGCCCTCAACATCTTCTTCGACTTCATCTCCGGCACGTTCAACTTCATCGCCCGCGTGGTCAGGGACGACGCGAACGGCTGGGATGCCTGGCAGATCCGGATCACCCGGATCATCCACGGCGCCGAGGATGTCCTCGGGACGTTCAACCGGGCGATGGACGGCGTCGACAACGCCCTCGCGATCATGGCCGGGGATGCCCGGCGGCGGTGGGACGACATCGTTCACACCGTCACCCAGGCAAACCATGACATTATCGGCTCAATCCAGGATGCGGTCCATGACATCGCGGAAGACTGGGACAACGGCTGGGAACACCTGCTCCTGACCGCGGGCCGGATCATGGGCGGCATCGTCAGCACCGCCGCGGCCGGGGGCCGGTCGCTGATCGCCTGGACGTCCGGGCTGCTCGAGCGGGTCATCGGGGACTGGGACGGCGGCTGGGCCAAAGTTGTCGCATTCACCAGGGACATCCCCGGTGACATCCTGCATGCACTGGGAGACCTGGGTCACCTGCTGGTCAGTGCCGGCCGCGAGCTGATCGGCGGGCTGATCGGCGGCATCGAGAACTCGATCCCCGGCCTCAACTCGATCGTGGGCACCGTCGAGGGCATCGTCGGGAAAATCGCGGGTCTCGGCGGCGACGTCGAGCACTGGCTCGGCGTCGCCAGCTCAGCCCCCGGCGGCGGAGGCGGCGGTACCGTCAACGCCGTCAACGTCCACCACAACGTGTCCGTCGACGTCGCCGGCATCATGACCCACCCCGCCTACGAGCAGGCCCTCCAGCGGCACGTCCAGGCCGCCGTCCTCACCGCCGCACTCGGCAACACCGGGTCCATGCTGGTGCTCCCCGGCAGGCGGTCCTGATGACCGTCACCGTCACCATCGCCGGATCTGCCGCGCAGACCGTCCCCTACCAGTCCGCCCAGCCGCCCGCCGGCTGGCGGTCCCTCCAGGTTCCCGTCTCGAACAACGCGGCGCAGTGGATGATCGCGATCGTCACCTGGCGGCAGAACACCGCCAGCGCCGGCGTCGCCGTCCACGTCGGCGACGACACCCTCCGCAACTTCTGGACCCCCCTCGGGGCACCGTCGGGCACCAGCTCCGCCAGCGGGGTCACCCGCACCGCCATCTGGACCGCCCCCGCCGCCTACCCGGCCCGGTATGTTCTCGCCGCCCCCGCCGGACTCACCCCCGGCACCGAATCCCTGGGCCTGTCATGCATCGTCCTGAACGTCGCAGGACTGCTGCCGTGGCAGACCCTCACCGGCGTGTCCGCGACGTTCGCGAACTCGGCCACGGCCCTGTCAGCCCTCACCCAGGCCGCACCCTCCGCCCAGGCCATCCTCCTGACCGCGTGCGGGTCGGACCTGTCGACCGCCACCGTGTCCCTCGCCGGCACCGGCTGGACCTCCCTGAGCCAGGTCGCCGCGACCAACGGCACCGACCACACCGACGACATCGTCCTCAACGCCGCCTACCAGGTCACCACCGCATCCACCTCAGCGACCTGGTCCTCGACAGCAACCCAGGACATGTCCGGCGTCATCGCCGGCGTCCTGGTCTCCGGCACCCCTCCCGCCTACGCGTCGCCGGACTGGCCGGTCACCGTCTGCGAACTCGCCCTCGGCGCCCAGTCCCACACCCCCGCCGACCAGCTCACCTGGACCCCCGTCACCGCCCGGTCCCTGCAACTCGACTCCCTGGTGCAGGGCGCCCAGTACAACCTCGGCCAGCTCACCGCCGGGCAGGGCGTCATGACATTCGACAACCCCGACGCCGAGCTGATCGCCCCCGGGACGGGCACGTTCGCCGGCATCGCGTCAGGGACGCCGTTCCGGATCCGGCAGATCTGGCAGGGCGGCGCCTGGCAGGTCTCCTGGACCGGCAACGGCACCACCGCCTCCCCGCAGATCGAGTGCTACGGCAGCACACTGCCGGTCACCGCCGGCCAGTCCTACACCGCATCCGCGTGGCTCGGCTCCTCTGTCCCCTGGTCCGGCGGCATGTCGCTGGCCATCGCCTGGAAAACCTCCGGCGGCACCGTCATCTCCACGTCGGTCACATCGGTCACGGCGGCCGGCGTCCCGCAGGCCGTGACCGTGACCGGCACCGCGCCGGGCACCGCAACCCAGGCTGACCTCATCATCGCCGCCGCCGGCACACCCCCCGCGGCGACCACGTTCTACGCGTCGGCGACCCAGCCCGGCACCACGGGCGGCTACCTCCAATTCCCGCCGGGACTGACGTGGAACGGGGAGAACAACGCCACCGTCACCACCCTCGGCTCCTGGACCCCGGACCCGAAAGGACCGCCGGCCGTCACCCCCTACGGCGTCCCGTTCTCCGGCTACATCCGGTCCTGGCCCCAGTCATGGGACCCTGACCTGCTCCGCGGCACCACCGCCGCCACCCTCACCGACGCCTGGACCTACTGCCAGGGCAACCTCCAGCCGATCCTCATCCAGGAAATCCTCAACGACAACCCCTACGCCTACTGGCCGTGCATCGACGCCGCCGGCAGCGCGCAGGCATCCAACTACGCCAAAGGCAACAGCAACCCGCTGCTCTCCCAGGAATCCAAATACGGCGCCGGCGGCTCGACAGCAACGTTCGGCGCGAACTCCACCGCCCTCCTCGGCGCCCAGGGCACCTACCTCCTCACCTCCTCCGTCCGCGAGCAGACCGAAGCCGGCATGTGGGGCCTGTCCGGGGTGAACTTTGCCGCCGGCAACCCCGAAGGCTGGTCCCTGTGCTGCATCGACGGGTCGTTCCCGCAGCTCACCAGCGGCATCACGTGGGAAGTGTTCTTCCAGGTCATCTCCCCGTACAACACCACCGACTACAACTCCGGGATCCTGTCCGTCCAGCACTCCACCGGCAGCAAATTCCTTGTCCTCTACCTCGCGCCGACATCCGGGTACCTGTACCTCATCGACGAGGACAACAACTCCTACGTCCTGGACAACAGCATCAACTGGCTGACCGGCACCTCCCCGCTCACCCACGTCGCGCTCGCCATCACCCGCACCACCTACGTGGCATACGTCAACGGCATCCAGGTCGCCGCCGGCACGTTCACCGCCGAGCGGCCCGGCCGGTTCCAGGTCGTCACCGCCAACGGCTACTGCGGATCCCCGATGTCCGTCCGCGACGCCGCCTCCGGATGCTTCAACGGCTACGTGGGCCACCTGGCCGTGTTCAGCCAGCTGCTCGCCCCGGCCCGGATCATGACCCACTACCAGGCCGGCATCGCCGCCATGACCGGCGACTCCGCCGACGCCCGCATCGAACGGCTGCTGCAGGGCGGCAACAACTATCCCGGCCGCCGCGTCATCCTCCAGGACTCCGGCTCCCTGGTCACCCCGTGCGCATCCTGCCAGGACATCGGCGGCCAGGCCGCCGGCGTGTCCGTCCAGAACATCGCCTCCAGCAACGCCCCCGCCGTGCTCGGCGTGTCCCCGCCCGGCGAACTGTTCTACCTCGCCCGCGGCTACGTCTGGAACCAGGCCATCCGCTGGGTCATCGGCCAGAACAGCTACGCCGGCGAAATCCCCTACCTCGGCGACCTCACCGTCACCTGGGACCCGCAGCGCGTCATCAACGACGTCCAGCTCACCCAGCTCGACAACCTCGACGTCGTCACCCCGCAACCGCCGGTCAGCGGCATCGACTACCAGTCACAGGAACAGAACGGCGACCAGTCCTACTGGGTGACCGGCTACCTCGAGAACGACCTCACCTCCGCGCTCACCGCCGGGCCCGGCCTGACCGACCTCGCCAACTGGATCGGCGCCGTCAACGCCGCCCCCGGCAACCGGGTCCCCGGCGTCACCATCGACGCCGCCTCAAACCCGGCCGCGTGGCAGCTGTTCATGACCGCCGCCAAAGGCGACATGGTCACCGTCAACATCCGCCCCGTCACCGCCCCCGCCGGCACCATCATCAGCGTGACCGGCCGCGTATCGCAGACCACCCGGTCCCTGCAATGGTCCCGGGACGGCACCAAGGCCACCATCAACCTCCTCGTCGACCTCTCCGCCGAGGAGAACGCCCTCACCTGGGACGACCCGGTCCGCGGCCAGCTCACCGGCTCGAACGTCCTGGCCTGGTAAGCGATGACCACCGGACTGCCGTCGACGCCCGTCTTCACGGCGAACACGCCCGTGTACGCGCCGCTGCTCCGCGCCTCCGTCGCCGACGCCGTCGCCCTGCTCACCCGCCGCCCCTGGTTCTGCGGCCAGGACTCCTCCGCCCCGTCGATCCCCTCCGGGGCAAACACCGCGCTCGGCTGGAACGCCGAGCTCGCCGACACCTGGAACGGGCACTCCACCAACTCCGGGACCGCCGCCGCAACCTACTACTGCCAGCTCCCCGGCTGGTACCTGTGCCGTCTCGCCGTCCCCTGGGCCAACGGCAGCACCGCAGCCGAGTACCAGTGCGGGTTCAGCGGCACCACCAGCGGCACCACGTTCACGGCCACCTCCGGCCCGATCTACGCCGGCGGGTCCGGCCACGACCCCGTCACCGAATGCGTGGACCTGATCGAGCAGGTCACCACCGGCGCCATCCTCGGCACCGGCGACTACCTCCAGGCGTGGTGCTCGCAGAACTCCGGCTCCGCCGTCACCCTGGCCGCGACCGCCGTCACCCTCCCGTACGTGTCGGTCCGCTGGGTCGCCGCCACCGCCGGCACGACCGGCCTCGCCGTGCCATCCAACCCGGCGTGGCCGTCACCGGCGTCCTATGTGCAGTCGGCATTCGGGAACACCAGCATCTCCCAGGCCATCGAGTTCCTCCTCTACCCCCCGATCTGCAAAGCCACCTACTCGGGCAGCTCCGTCACCCTCCCGTCGACCACCTTCCCCGCCGGGACCGTCATCGACCTGAACACCGTCACCGTCGACAACTACTCCGGGTACACCACCGGCGCGTCCGGCGGCTACACCGCCCCCGTCGCCGGCCTGTACACCATCGCCGGGCAGATCAGCCTCGCCGCCCAGTCCGGGTCCGCCACCGGCTACTGCGCCGGGCTGCAGGTCAACCACTCCGGCACCACCCAGTGGGGCGACTCCGTCTGGGTGCCGTTCCTCGGCTCCGCGCCCGCCCTCGGCGCAGCCGTCTGCAAACGCCTCCGCCTCAACGCCGGCGACTTCGTCCAGCTCATGGGCTGCCAGGGATCCGCCGGCGGCGTCCTCTACTCATCCGCCGCACAGAACCCCACCCGGATGATCGCCGTCTGGGAAGGCGCCTGACATGCCTGCCACCGTCCCCGCCGTCCCCGAGTTCACCGCCGGCTACGGCCCCCTCCCGGCGGACATGGACAGCTGGATCCAGACGCCGCTGTCGTTCTGCACCGTCAAGACCATGTTCCGCGGCGCCCTCCAGGCCGCCCAGAACTGGACCGCCGCGACCGCCACCCTCGTCCAGATAGGATCCACCGCCGGTGACATCCTCGAAGACCCGTTCTCCGGCTGGTCCGCCACGGCCACCGGCTCCCAGCCCGCCTACTCGTGGCTGTGCCCGCAAGGCTGCGACGGCTGGTATGAAATCACCCTCACCGGCTACACCACCAGCCCCGGCAACACCACCACGAACATCGCGCCGCTGATCTACCTGAACGGCTCCCAGTACCTCACCACCGCGGACAGCTGGGCTGTCGACGGCCACGCCTCCGGTGCCTGCGGCGGCGGCCCCGTCCCCCTCACCGGCGCCACCGACTACGTCCAGTTCTACCTGGAGACCGCGACAGCGACCACGGCACCGTCGCAGGCCGGGGAACTGCCCACCATGGAAATCGTGTGGATCAGCACATGACCGAGCCTGAGAGGAAGTGAATGTGCGTTGGAAGACGTCATGGCCGCTGCTCAAAGACGTGGGCCTGACGGGCACGGGCATCGCGGTGATCCTGCTCCAGGCGTTCTCCGCCAAACCAAACGGGCTGCTGCTCGGCACCGGCCTGGCGCTCACCGTGCCGTCCACGTGGGATCACATCAAGGCCCTGCTGCCTTCTTCCGCGGGCGGATCTGGAGCCGAGTCGTCCTCACCGTCATCGGTCTCGGGTGGGCCGCCGCCGTCGCCACTGCCATCCAGGGAGGAGCCCGGTGAATGAGGACATGGAACGGCTGCCCAGAGGCGAGCGGGGCGCGAAAGGCGACAAGGGCGAGCAGGGCATGCCGGCCGGGCAGCGCCGCGCCATCATCTACCTGTTCCTCCTGAACTTCGCCCTGTTCCTCGTCCTCGGCGTGGCGCTCTTCCACTCACAGGCCCGGCAGCAGGCAGAGCAGCGCCAGGCCGGGCTGGTGATCGAGCGGAAGCTCTGCCGCACCTTCGGGAGTCTCGCCGCGAACCAGCCACCGCCCGGCAACGCGGTCAAGAACCCGAGCCGCGCCTATGACCAGCGCAACCACGCGATCCTCGCCCAGATCGGTCCCGACCTGGACTGCAACGCAATCAGGAAAGCAGGAAGCAGATGAGCACATTGTCCGAAGACCTGGCCGGCATCAGGGAGCACCTGGAGTCGTTCGCGAAGTCCGCTGAACTGCAGCTGGCCGAGCGGATCCCGGCGATCGCCGCCGTGGCCGGGAAAATCGAATCCGACCCGCTGGTCCAGGCCGCGATCAGCACCGTCCTCCCGGCCTCCTACAAGGCGATGGTCGTCGACGTCATCCAGAAGCTGGAGGGACTCGCCGCCGAGGAGGAAACGAAGAAGCAGCAGGCCGCGCAGCAGGCTGTGGCGGACGCTCAGGCCGCCGCCACGGCACCCCCGGCCGAGGGTGAGACCCCGGTCGACCCGAACGTGGCCAGCGCCGCATGAGCACACCAGGACGCCTGGAAGCAGACACCGGATCGGGTCGCGTTTCCGGTGCCGCGTCGATCACTTACAACGACCCGTGGCCGTGCGCGAACGGAACCCCCGGCGGGTCCGGCGCCATGACCGGCGTCGTCCTGCACACCATGGCCGGGAACCTGCCCGGCACGATCTCCTGGTTCAACGACCCGGCGTCGGAGGCGTCGGCGTTCTTCGGCATCGACCAGGACGGCGGCATCCACCAGTTCGGCCCGGTCGGCAAAGACTGGATGGCGTGGGCCGAGGCGGCCGGGAACCCGGCCTGGTATTCGATCGAGATGGCCGACAACCAGGACCCTGCCAACCCCCTGACCGACGCTCAGATCACTGCCGGGGCGCAGCTCCTCGAGCTGCTCAGCCGTTTCGCCGGGTTCGAGCTCCGGGTGACGGATTCAGTGGATGTGCAGGGCCTCGGCATTCATTCGATGGGCGGGGTGGCGTGGGGTGACCATCCGGATTGCCCGGGGCCGGTGCGTGCCGGGCAGCGGACCCGGATCGTGGAGCTGGCGAAGGAGATCCGTGACGGTGAGGCACCCGAACCCGGGCCGGTGCGCGAGCTGGAGGGGATTGTGGTGGTGCTGCCGGGCGGGACGTCACGGAAGGTGCTGTCCGCTGACGGCGGGGCGAGCTGGCGGTAAGCTGCCGTCTGCCTCAGTGATGCGGGGTCCGGGCGCGGAACGACCCGGCGGCCAGAGCTTCGGGCTCACAGCCGCCGGGTCGTCCCGTTTCCCTTCCCCTAGCGCATCACGTCGACGACATCTCGTAGAAGGGATCCGCTGGCTCGCGCACCGCCCGGATCCGCACCGACAGGAGTGTCAGCCATGTTTCCCGTGCCCGTGCGCTGGTGCTGTTCATGAGGTCGGCCGCTTCGATCTTCGCGTCCAGGTCGATCGCGGCGATGACGTCGCCGGCGCGGACGATGAGTTCGGCGGCGCGGCGGTCTAGTTCATCGGCTAGTTCGTTTACGCGTTTTTCGCGCTGCAGGGGGTCCATATCGCGCAGGGTACCTCTGTGCGCCCCCGGGTACTAGATAGTGCACGGGGGTGTATCCGGGAGGTGACAGTTACCTGCCGGTACCTAGGTTGCGGGGGTATGAGCATCGACTTTGAGGGCCCGGTGCCGCTGTACGTGCAGGTCGCCGGGTGGATCCGGGACCGGATCGAATCGGGGGAGTACGCGGCCGACCGGCCCATCCCGTCGAAAGTGTCGCTGCGGCAGGAGCTGGGCGTGTCGCAGGGGGTGGTAGAGCAGGCCCTGGACGTGCTTCGCGGTGAGGGCAGGATCCGGACAGTGATGGGCCGGGGCATGTACGTCACGCCCCGGCCCGGATGGAAACCGGGCTAGCGGCCGGTTTCCTCGATGCGGTCCAGTTCGTCCTGCGCGCTGGCCAGCACCATCCGCGCCTCACGGTACCGGCCGAACCGGACCAGCCACTTCGCATGACCCAGCAGCGAATAAAACCGGCGTTTCCGGCTCACGACCCGTCGTCGTCTTTCACGATCTGGCCGGCCACCACGTACCGGCCTGCCTTATGCCGGCGGCGGGCGTCGGCCTCGATCATCGCCATCCGCCCGGGCAGTTCCGGTGGTTCCAGCTGCAGCCGCAACCGTGCCTTCGGCAGCGCCGGCACGGGGGGTTTCACGGGCCGGGCGGGCCGCCACGTCTCAACGCGCCGGTGCTTCCGCCACAGCAACGCCAGGACCGTCAGGGCCACCAGCACCAGGCTGTACACGACCGCGACCGCGACCCGCACCACGAGCCCCGCATGATCGGCGATGCCGGTCAGCGACCGTGAGTTCACCGTCTCGACCGCCAGGATGCCGCCCGGCGGCACCAGCCCGAACGCCCCCGCGACCTTCAGCGCGAATTTGAACCGCTCCACTAATTGGCCCCCCGCTTGTCATAGCTGGCTTTGGAGATCTTCCGGCGGCGTATCTCGGACGGGTCGGTCAGCCAGTCGCGGCCCGACATCGTTCTCACCGCCGCTTGCCCTTCCCGCAGCAGCACTTGCATGAGCACAGCCACTTGCGGCAGCCGCAGCACCCGCACTGACTGTTCGGCGAACCCCGCCTGAATCGCTTCCTCATTTCAGCCACCCTTCATCTCTCAGATGAGCCCGCCGCACCACGCGAGCGAGCATCTTCGGCCGCTTGCCCGCCCACCGGCAGCGCGCGCACTTACGGCCCTGGCAGCTGCACGGCAGCCACGGACGCAGCCACGCATCCGCCAGCCAGCCCGCCACCGGCACCACGACAATCAGGACCGGGATCAGGTCACTCATGACTCGTCCCACGTCATCAGGTCCACCCGGTCATACTCACGTGCCGTACCCCGCAGCCCCCGCGGCCGCGGGAACCCCGGATCACGCTGCGACGCCTTCCGCACCGCATGCAAAGACCGCCTCACAACCCCCTCCTCAACCGCCTCCGACAACGTCACACGGCCGGACGGCACTGAGACAACAGGCGATGTCTCTGCGACAAACCCCTGCTCAGTCCCGGAAATAGCTAGTCCGGTCCCAGCTGCGACACGCGGTGCACCCGGCATGCCCGGCGGCAGCAGCGACACCGTCCCCGACAACGCCAGCTCACGCGCCTCAACCGCAGTGATCTTGATGCCCTGGACCTCGGTCACGTCATCGGCGACGACCTGGAACCGGCCCGGCTTCCGCGTCGACGGCGGCATCGGATGATCCTCGGCGAGCATCTTCCACGTCGACGCCTTGTACCGGCCGAGCGCGATCACGCCGATCGACTCACGCACATCACCGTCACCGCCGGACGCCTTGTTCGACAGCCGCTGCCCGACATACAGCATGTTCATCAGCACCTGCCGGCCCATCAGGTTCACCAGGTCCAGCGAATCCAGCGACGGCGGCCGGACCGGCAGGGACTTGTCCTCGTCGCGGAGCTGCCGCCAGTAGATCCGCAGCGCCTTCATCGCCGCGTTCAGTTCCTCACCGGCGATGATCAGCCGCGGCCCGACCACCGAATGGACGTTGCCCTCAAGGTCGGCACCATAGAACGCGACCTCGTTACGGCGGCTGATCTCCCGGCCCAGCCACATCAGCGCGGCGTGGATCTCCTGCGGGTGCCGGACAATCGACACGTTCGGCAGGTCACGTGCCCAGTGCTGGCTGATCTGCTTGTAGTCGATGACCAGCGCGATCGCGCCGTGGTGCAGCATCTGGGCGAGGATCGCGCGGATCGTGACCGACTTCCCCGCACCGGATCCCATCGACAGCCCCAGGTGAGGCGAGTCGCTGGCCAGCGACGACTTCACCGGCCCGTCACGGCCGAGACCCCAGATCAGCTCGTCCGGTTTCGCCGCGTCAATGGCCCGGCGCACGTCAGCGAGCCGGACGGTCGCCGGGACGGACGCGCCGGTCGTCAGCTCCAGCCGCGGCGCCGGCCCGGCAAGCCGCCACCTGGCTTCCGGCGCGGGGATGCCGGTCTTGGCCACGATGACCTCGACGATCGCGGCGCGTTCCTTCGCGTCGCCGGCCCACGCCCGCGGCAGCGGCTGCACCACGCGGGAGCGGTCACGGTCGATCTGCGGCGGCCGCAGCAGCCCGTGCCGTTCGATGAGCGCGCCGTGGAGCGGCCGGACCCACTTGCGGTGATGCGGCAGGAGCTGCCGGACGCACAGCCAGACGCACAGCCCGCTAACCAGCAAGCTGATAGACAGGAAAACCAGGTCAGCGACATAGGGGGTGTATAGCCATAGGGCTACAGACCCCCCGCTGGCCGCTGTCACAGCGAGCCGGACTCCGGCCCGCCTGGGCTGCGACATCCGCCAGAACCACCGGCCCGGCCACCGCCACACCGCCGGATCGATCACCTGCCCGTGCCACGGCTTGCCCGTCAGCCACCTGTAGCCGATCCGGTGCCAGCCATGCCGTCTCAGCCGCGACCGGACCTCACGGAAGAGTCCCAGCCCGGCCAGGACAGCTGCGACAGCGAGGACAGCTATCACTGCACCTCACACGTCTCAGCTGTCCCAATGCAGAACTGACAAGTCCCACCTGCCGCCCTGCTTCCTCTTTCCGCTCGTCTCTTGTCCCGTTCGTTCTCCAGGTGGGTATCCCAGCGGAGGTTCGCGGCACAGTTGCAGTCCTGGCCGAGAGAACCGTGGCAGGCCTCCAGTCCGTACGGCCGCGGCCGGTCGAATGCCTCGAGCACGATGCTGGCCACGGCGACCGGCTCGCCGTTGATGGTGACGTGCCAGTAGCCGTCGCCGTCGCGGTACCGGGCCAGCTCCTGGCCGCCGCACTGCCGGCCATCGGTCAGCGTCCGGTCGACTGACCGCACCCGGCCGCCGTGGCTGGCCACCCGGCAATGCCCGGCCCGCCGGACCTTCCGCCACCTGATCCGCTCAGCCACGCCTGGCCTCCCGGCGTGCCCGGTCCCGGAACTCCGCCACCGTGAACTCGCTCAGCCGCCACCCGGCATCCAGATGCTCACGCACCAGCCGCCGGTAAATACGCCACGCCCGCCACCGCTCACACATGGGGACCGTCCCCGTTCATCGCCGCCCCGGCCGGGACCGCGATCAGCTTGCGGAGATGGTCACGAGGAATCCGCAGCTCATCCGACGCGGCCCGCTGGGAGCCGTAGAACTCCACCAGCTGCCGCATCGTGCCCGCCACGTCCACCGGCCCGGCGTCGTCCGGCGGACAGTTAATATCCGCCTTTCCCTCGCGCGCCTGACGGAACTGCGACAGCAACGACTCAAACGTCAGCACGAACGCCAGCGGCACCCCCGCCGAAATCAGCGCGTTACCAGGAGAATCATGCAGACCGGCCGCCACGTTCTGCGCCACCGTCCACCCGATCCCCGCCACCAGCGCCGTCATCGACGTGAACGGCCGCACCCCGGCCGACGCCCGCGCTTCCAGCAACGTCATCGACGACGTCACGATCATCAGATCCGGCACTAGCGGCAGCCAGTACGCCACCGCCCGCGGATTGTGGACGAGGATGGCGACCTCGAACCCGTGCAGGTAACTGATGTAGCCGGTGATCGCCGACAGCAGTGCCAGCGCCGCAACCGCTGTCCGCCGCCGGGCCCGTGAATGGCTCACTCGTCCTCCGGGGCGGTGCCGGACGGCCGCGGCCGGAACTCGCGGACGTTGGTGTCGCCGGCGGAGCGGCGCTCTTCCTCGGCCTGGACCTGGCGTTCCAGGATCACGAGCTCTTCGTTGACCTGGACGGCCTCGGCGAGCTTGGCGAGCAGTCGGTGGCGCAGCTGGGCGAATTCGATGTCATCCACGAATCCGAGCGTACACAGCTTATGTAGCTGTTCAAGCTCCTGTAGCTTCCGATTGTGTACAGAGCTGCAGGAGTCCTTTACCGTGACGGCATGAGCGAGGGGTCGGGCCGCGTTCCGCTGGAGTACATGCGCGTGGCCGAGAGCATCGCCGCGAAGATCAGCAGCGGCGAGCTGCTGCCAGGTGACCGTCTAAGGTCTGAACCAGATCTGGCGGATGAATACCAAGTGTCCTACGGGACGATCCGGCGGGCAATGAAGGAACTGCGCGGCCGGGGCCTCATCCAGACAGCGTGGGGCAAGGGCAACATCGTCTGCGGCTGAGCGGTAATCCTGATTAGCCTGGTCAGCGTCGTACCAGTTACCACTCGCGACACGGGGGACTCCCTATGACCGCTCGCACGCCTACTGACGCTGATCTCCGGCAGGCCCGGCTTGCGTGGGCTCGTTCCGTGCGCGCCGTGACCGAGGCACTGGAGGAACGAGCGCGCCGGGAGGAAAGCGAGGCCGTGACGCGCGGCGTCCGGCTCCTGGTGCAGCGCGCGTTATCCCGGCCGGCGAGCTAGCGCGGCCACCCCGACGGGCCGCTGCCGTAGTCGTGCCGGCGCGGGACGGAGCGGCATGCCATCGCCATGGCGATGACCCAGCCGATGACGGTCCAGCCGAGGAACACGTTGATCACGATCACGGATCCGCTGTGCGGGACGCCCCGGATGCAGGCCGTCAGGAGCGGCGCGAAGTAGGCGGAGCAGGCTGCCGCGACGAGCAGCAGCGGTCCTAGCGCGTTCATGAGAAAACCCTTCTAGGCTGTCAGCGTGGCTGTCAGGCCATGATCGCTAAGATGCGCCCTGGGCCTGTTTCCGCTGGTGGGGCGCCTGGGGCTCGAACCCAGAACCCACGGATTAAAAGTCCGTAGCCTGCGAGCGTCCCGTGTGCACGGCCTGCACAGTCAGGCTGCTCAGGACCCGTTTACCATGCACAGTGTGCACTACCGGCGCCACGTTGTACAGCCTAGGCTGTCAGGATGGCTGTCACGCATCGCCGGACACCGCCCGGCTGATCGCGCTGGCCGCCTGATCATGCATGTTCTCCCGCACATGCTGATACCGCGTCAGAAGCACGCCCGTGCTGTGCCCCAGCAGTGCCTGCACCACCCGCGGGTCCACGCCCTCCTCCAGCAGCATCGTCGCGTACCCGTGCCGGATGTCATGCGGCCGGTAATGCGGGATGCCGAGATCATCGAGCAGCGCATGCCAGTCCGCGTAATCCACCCGCGGGTGCAGCGGCCGGCCCAGCCGGGAACCGCGGAACAGCACATCACCCTTCCCGCCGATGACGCGGACCTTCTGCCCGTCCCGGAATGCCCTGAGCGCGGCGACAGCCTCGACCGAGAGCGGGACCGAGCGCCTGGACGACCGTGACTTCGGCGCCTTCACCACGCGGCCCTTGCCGCTCACCCGCGCCGCCGACCGCAGCACGCTCACCGACGGCCGGTCACCGTCCAGCTTCACCTGCGGCCACTCCAGGCCGAGAATCTCCCCCTGCCGCAGCCCCGTCGTAATGCCCAGCACCCACCGGGCGCCAGTCGGCCACGTCCGGCAGCGGGCCATGATCCGCCTCACCTCCGCCGCAGTCGGCGGCTCCAGATCCGGCAGGGCCGCCGGGGGAGGCGTCACGTTCGACACCGGGTTCCGCGGGGTCCGGCCGCGTGCGACAGCCAGCCTGACGCACTCCGACAGGATGCGGTGCGTCTGCCCGATCGTCGAGGGCGACAGCGGCCGGCCCGTCTTCCCGCTGACCTGACCCTCCATCCACGCATGCCAGTCCTCGATGTCCTCCTCGGTCAGCTCCGCCAGCAGCACCCGCTCGAAGAACGGCGCGGTCCAGAGCTCAACCTTGGACTTGTACCCCTGCCAGGTCGTCTCCTCGACCTCGCGCTTGCACGTGGTGTGAAACCAGTGCAGCAGCCACTCGCTGACATAGGGCTGCCGCCCCTTCGGGAGGGTGAACCCGTCCTTGCGCCGGTCCCGGAACCGCTCGCGCTTCTTCATGGCCTCATCGGCGGTCGCACCGTAGAAATACCGCCGGTCCCGCTTCCCGCCGCGCACGCCCAGGTCCTCGGCAGCGACCCAGCGGCCGTCCTTGCGCTGATAGACCGAACCCTCGCCGTGCTGGCGCCGGTTTACCTTGCCCATGTCTTCAGTGTGCGCCTTAGCGGCGGCGCATCGGCAGCACGCGGGCCAGCGGCCCGGCAGCATCCCCCGGGCCCTCCTCGCCGAGGCCCCTGTCCTCGATGCGCCGGGTGGTCTCCCAGATCTCGCGGACCTGCCGGTGCAGCGGCAGCGTCCGGTGGCGGTGCCCCATCCACCAGCCGATGCCGAGGACGAGCGCGACAGCGCCGGCGCCCGCTGGCTGGCGGGTGCCGGCCAGGATCAGGCAGAGGCCGCCGCAGACCAGCTCGGGACCCCACTGGCGCAGGCTAGACAGCGCGCGTCTTCCGGTCACGGGATTCTTCTTCCTGCTCGAAGCTCAGTCTTTTGGGAGGCCGCCCGAAGTGCTCCTCGAGGGCGGCGACGCGCTTGAGGATGTCGGCCAGGACGTCAGCGTCCGAGGCCGGCTCGGCGGCGATGATCTGGCGCAGCTCGGCGGCGGCGTCAGCACGGCCGCAGGATTCGAGCTCGGCCGGGGTGGCGCCGACAGCGTGCGCCATGCGGGCGATGGTGTCGGCGGGAACGCCGCTGACGGGAACGTCGGTGCCCCGGGCTACGCGGGCGATGCCGGTCTCGATCTGCCGCCACCGCTCTGGCGAGATGCCGGCCGCTTTCGCTGCCTTCCGGTAGGAGGGCGGCGGGTCCATCGCTTTGCGCCTGGCGGCGATGAGCTGGGACTCGGGCGGCGCGGGCGGTAGTGGCGGCTGCGGGCTTGCCGTCATGTCCGGTTCCTAACCTCGATTCACGTGCACAGTCTGCACGCTGTGCACAGCCTACGCATGCTCTCCGGGGATGTCCAGCAGCAGGGAACTCGCCGGCATTTCTGCGCCAACTGGCTAGCCACTGTGCACGCTGTGCACTATGGTGGGCCGCATGACAGCAGCAGAGACCACCACCGAGGCGCCTATCAGCGTCCGCGAGTTCGCCCTGCGGGCCGGCATCTCCTACCGGATGGCCTGGGCGCTCATCGACACCGGCGAGATCGAAGTCCTCGTCTTCCCGTCCCGCAAGGGCGCGCAGGGCAAGAAGCGCAACGTCAAGGTCGAGGCCGCCGAGGTCGGCAGGTTCCTCCAGCGCGCCCGCGAGGCAGGCCGCACCACCATCCCGTAAAAGCACTGGGCCGCCTCCCTGCGACGGAGACGGCCCGGAGCACACCACTCACAACTGTAAAGGAGCACACCCCGGTGAACAGAAAACCAGTCGGCTGCGAGCAGCTGCTCACAGCCGCGGAGGTGGCGGAGATATTCCGGGTTGGTTCCCGGACCGTGACGCGCTGGGCGGCGGAAAAGAAGCTTGCGGCGGTCAGGACCCCCGGCGGTCACTGCCGGTTCCGGGAGTCTGATGTCCGGGCACTGCTGAACGGCGGCGCGAAGTGACCGCCCCGCTGGCACGCCTGGCCGAAGACCAGCCCGGCACGATCGCGGGCTACATCCCGTCAGAGCCGGGCGGTCAGCCGCGACCTGTCCTGGAGCCCGCGTCGGTGTGCCTCTCCGCGGATGTCACCGGCTGCCACGTCCGGTTCTGGACCTACGACGACCGTGACCCGATCGGGGTGGTGGACCTGGGCCCGGTTGAGGTCCGGTGCCTGTCTGGCGAGCGTGCGCTGGAGATCGCGGCGGCGTTCACGGAGCTGGCGGCCCGGTTCCACGCGGCCGCAGTGAAGACGGCCCGGTCATGAGCGGCGTCGAGCAGGACTGGCGCGCGCTGCGCGAGTACCTGATCAAGACTCTGGCCGACGCTAAGCTTTTCGCCGCGCGCAGCCCGATGCTTCCTGGCGGATTTGAGGGCCAGGTCGAAGTCCTGTCGTCCGCACTGGACTTCATGGACGAGCGGGAGCGTGCCCGTCACTCCGCGCGGGTTAGTGCCGCGTCGCAGGCGCCTGTGCCTGATCCAGTGGAGCAGGCGGCAAACCCGCGGCTGACCGAGGTTATCTACAAGAGCGAGAGGTGCTCCTGATGGCCGCGTCGCTGGCGGCTCTCATCGCCGTCCTGACCTTCTTCCTGCTGCTGGCGCTGCTGGCGTTCGCGGCGGCCCGGTCCGGCAACCTCACGTTCTCGCTGCGGAAGAAGCCGGAGTCCCGGTCATGAGCGCGTCAGACCTGCGCCCCCTGGAAGCCGCAGCCGCCGCCGACTCGCTCGCCGCGGTCTGCTGCGCAGCCCGGTTCGTCATCCAGCCGGAAACATGGCCGGTGTTCCGCGCCTGGATCCGGGCGCACGTCCCCGCCGGGGAGTGGGCCGGCATCGCTGACGAAACCCCCGCCGACTACACCTTCGCGATCGCCTTCGCCGAACACATGCTCGATGAGCTGGAACGGCTGGTGACAGCATGACCGGCCGTCACCGTCACCCCCGCCAGCACCGGCGGCTCATCACCATACTGGTCCTGACCGGCAGCGCCGCCATCCTCGCCGTCTCTGCCGCACCCGCCGTCCACGCCACCCCCGCCACCCGCCACGCTGCCCGGCAGGCGCCGGTCGTGTTCCGGTGGCGGACCTGCCGCCCCCGCGCTCTCCTCGCGGACACAACCCCGCCCGGCTACCGCCTCGACAACGACGTCTTCGACGGCTACCAGGGCCAGTACTGCCTCACCGGCCGCACCGACCGCAGTTTCCAGATCATGGACAACGCCCGCCCCGACGGCGGCAAAGTCGTCGCCTACCCCAAGGTGTACGTCGGCCAGAACTACAACGCCGCCGACCCCTGGTCTTTCCTCCCCCTCAAAGCCACCAGCCTCGGCCCGCTGTCACTACGCGTCGAATCTTCCGGCCACGCACCCGGCCAGTGGACATCCGACGTCGACTCCTGGCTGTGGAACACAAGCAGCACAACCGGTCACGGCGCCTACGAGATCGTCATCATCACCCGGCAGTCCGGGCAGCCCCGCCGCATCGGCCACCTGATCCGGATCGGCGGCCGGGACTGGTGGTACGACCCGTGGATCACCACCCAGACCTATCTGATGAACGGCCGGTGGATCACCCGGTCATGGCCGCTGATCTGGTTTGAGGCCGCCGCGAACACCAGCCGCACCGTCACCGTTGACCTGCCCGGATTCGTCCGCCACGCCATCACCACCGGCTGGCTGCCGAAGCGGGCGTGGCTTGGCCAGATCGGTTACGGCTCCGAAATCTGGTCCGGCGGCAAAAACCTCCGGGACGCCATGTCGGTGCATTATTACGCGGTTGTCCTGCCGCCAGGAGGCGGTGCCCGGTGAACCTCGCCGACATCTTCCCCATCGCCCTCATCACCGGCGCCACCGGGCTCCTGACCGCTGCCGGAATCATCATCTGGTGGATCCGGACCGACCAGTGGGCCGAATCCGGCCGTCCCCCGCATCCCGGCTACCGCGGCCCCATCACCATCCCCTACACCAGGCAGAGATGGCAGCCGCGGCACGCCCTCACCACCCCGGCCAAACCAGCCCCGGCGTTCCTCGACCAGCCCGGCAGTGAACCGGGCACCTTCGCAGACATCCCCGGCCTGCCGCCCATCCCGGCAGCGACCATCCCTGTCACCACGGGCACCACGGCCGGCAGCAGGCCAGGGACCACCGCGGGCACCACGGCTATCCGGTCGCTGCTCACCCATCGTGCCGCCCGGCTGCGGGTTCCTCTCGGCCGGCCGGTGAAGCCGTTGCATCCGATCGTGGTAGCCCAGCTGGGTTACCCGACCGTGGACGCCTGTATCGCCGCCATCTTCGGGAGCCACCCGGATGCCTGACGTCGAAACCGGCAAGCTGCGCGAGCACCCCGCCAACGTCCGCGAATCGGCCGGCGGCATCGAGGAGATGGCCGCGAGCATCCGCGCCCACGGCATCCTCCAGCCGCTGATCGTCCAGCCCAACCCCGCCGAACCGGGCACGTTCCTGATCCTCGCCGGCCACCGCCGTTTCCTCGGCGCCTGCGCGGCCGGGCTGCGGACCGTCCCGGTCATCGTCCGCCCGGCGGCCGGGGCGAAAGCCATCGAGATCATGCTGATCGAAAACTGCCAGCGCGCCGACCTCGGCCCGGTCGAGAAAGCCGAGGCGATGGGTAAACTCCGCCGCCGCGGCATGACCGCCACCGGCATCTCACGGGCCATCGGCCTGTCCGTGTCGACCGTGTCGTACTTCCTGTCGCTGCTCGACCTCGACGCGGCCAGCCTTGAACGGGTCCGGCAAGGCCAGGTCCCTGTCGGCACCGCGGTGAAAGCGGTCCGGGCGACACGGAAGCAGCAGCGCGGCGGACCCGCCGGCCGTGCCGTGGTGAAACCGCGAACTGATCACTTCTCCCGCAAGCACCCGCTTGCCGGCAAGGCCCGGATCCGCTGCCAGCTCGCCGGTCACACGTCCGCGACCACGGTCATGTACGGCCGCGACAAGAGCGCCGGCGGCAACGTGGCCTGCGGGGAATGCTGGGAGTACGTCATCCGCGCCAGCGAACGCGGCGAGCAGCTACCCGAGGACACCACGGCGCCCACCGCACGGCAAGAACGGATCCAGCAGATCACCGGGGCACACTTCCTGACCGGAACCTCCGCGCACCCGGACGGCGCGCACATCACCGCCCGCCAGGCCGCCGCGCAGCTCGGCGTCACCCCCAGAACCATCGAACGCTACAAACGCGACCTGAAGAGAGCCCCAGCATGAAACGCCTGCTCGCCTGGCTGTTCCCCTCCTACCGCAGCCAGCTCACCACCATCCTCACCATCCACGACCAGGCCGAACACCACCGGAGAACCCGTGTCCAGGATCATTAACGACACCGCCGGCCTCACCTACCTGCTGGTCTGCGCCTGGATCCTCACCGGCGCCGCCATCATGATCACCGGTGATGTCCGCCGGACCCGGCTCCGGCGCCGTATCCGCCGCTGCGCCGGACCGCGCTGCTACTGCCATCCGCGGCTGCCGGATCCAGCCGGGATGGAGGCAGCGGAACAGCGGATCAGCGAGCAGCTGCTGACCGAAATCTACGACGGCCTGCCCATGCCGGGCCTCGACATGCCAGTCACCGAGCAATGGCCGGTGCGACGCCCATGACCGGACGCGCCGAATTCGAGGCCGCCGCCTGGGCTGCCCTCACCCGCGCCGGCTACCGGCCACCCGAGCACACCCACCGCAAACCCGTCGACACCGCATTCATCGACGCCATCCTCAAAGCCGCCGACCGGTACGCCACCGCCACCGCCCGCCGCAACGCCGCCGACCATGCCCAGGCCGCCATCCACCGCGCCGAGCTCGAAGACGCACTCTCCCGGGTCCGCGTCGCCGCACTCAAACGCGCCAAGACGGGAGCAGCCACATGAGCCCCGTCATCACCGAACCCGGCATCTACTCCGGCCTGGCCGAAGACATCTACCACGCCGATCCCGTGCCCGGCGGCAGCCTGTCCGCGTCCGGGGCGAAGGCACTCCTCGACTGCCCCGCCAGGTTCCGGTGGCAGCAGGAACACCCCGTCCGCAAAGACGCCTTCGACTTCGGCACGGCCGCCCACCGCCTGGTGCTCGGCGCCGGCGCCGACCTGGCCGTCATGGACTACGACGACTGGCGGACCAAAGGGGCGAGGGAAGAGCGCGAGGAAGCCCGCGCGGCCCGGATGGTCCCCGTCCTCAAAAAGGACTACACCCAGGTCCAGGCAATGGCCTTTGCACTGCGGGCGCACCCGCTCGCTGCTGCCGCGCTCGACCCCGCACGCGGCGGCAAACCCGAGCAGTCCCTGTTCATGCAGGACGAGGCATCCGGGGTGTGGCTGCGGTCACGGCTCGACTGGATGCCCGACCCGCACTCCGCGATGCGGCCCGTGATCTTCGACTACAAGACGACGAGCTGCGCTGAGCCGAAAGCGTTCGCGAAATCAATGGCGAACTACGGTTATCACATACAAGCCGCCTGGTACGCGCACCTGTACTACCAGATCACCGGCGTTGACGCCCCGTTCCTGTTCATCGCCCAGGAAAAGGAACCGCCGTACCTGGTGTCGGTGTGCCAGCCGGACCAGGAGGCGATGCGGGCCGGCCGGAACCTGATGCGCGACGCCATCGACCTGTACGCGTCGTGCGCGGCCACGGGCACGTGGCCCGGCTACCCCGAAGACATCCACTCAATCAGCCTGCCCGCGTGGGCAAAGGCACAGGAGCTGACCTATGACTACAACTGACATTGCCGTGCCCGGCGCCGCGCTGGCCATCCGGCCCGGCCAGGACTTCTGGACCGACAAGCAGCGTGCCGCCCTGGCCGTCCTCGGCATCAAGGACGCCGGCAACGGCGACCTCGCCGTGTTCATGCACTACTGCCAGAAAACCGGCCTTGACCCGTTCTCCCGCCAGATCTACATGATCGCCAGGCGCGAGAAGCAGGGCGAGCAGTGGGTGACCAAGCAGACCATTCAGATTGGCATCGACGGCTTCCGCGTCATCCGTGACCGGGCCGCCCGCCGCCTCGGCATCAGCGTCGAATACGAGGACACCATCTGGTACGACGCCGACGGCCGCGAGCACAAGGTGTGGCTGCGCGACGAGCCGCCCGCAGCCTGCCGTGTCGTCGTCATCAAGGACGGCCGCAGGTTCCCCGCCGTGCTGCGCACCGCCTCGTACATGGCCATGAAGGACGGCAAGCCCGTCAGCCAGTGGCGCACCCAGCCCGACCACATGATCGAGAAGTGCGCCGAGGCGTACGCGCTCCGGCGCGCGTTCCCGCACGACCTCGGAGGCCTGTACGTCGAGGACGAGATGCCGCCGCCGGAGACCGTCCAGGTTCGCTCTGAGCGCGTCACCGCTGCCGACATCATCGGCGAACCGTCAGCACCTGCGGAAACGTCCTCAAATGAGGGAGCGAAACAGGAAGCCGCTGACGCGCCGCACCGCGGCCACGCCGGCAAGCCGGCACTCGACAAGCTCACCGCCCTGTTCGAACAGCTCCAGCTCGACGAAACCGAACAGGAAACCGTCATCGGATGGCTTGCAGGCGGCTCTGAATGGACCGCCAGCACGACGCAGGTCAAAAACGTTGCCGGACCCCTCGCGGACTTCCTGAAGACCGCTGGCGGCGACGTCAGCGAGGCACGGACCGCCATCTGGGAGCAGTACCGCAAAGTCCACCCGGAGGCCGGCGAGTAGCCGTGACAACGTTCCGTGCGTGCCCCGGCTGCGGTACCAGGATCATCTGGGCCGTCACCAGAGCCGGCAAGAAGCAGCTGCTCGATTACTGGCCGAGCGACGAAGGCGACATCGGCGTGAGCCGCGACGTCCACGGTGACTGGCACGCCCGCACCCTCATCCCAGGCGACCAACTCCAGCCCGCAGAGCACCGGCACCTCCACCACTGGGCGTCGCACCCGCAATGCCGGCCGCCGTCCCCCGCCGCGAAGCAGGCCGCGGCCGCCGTCGTCACGTTCCTCGACGAGTACCGCCGCGGCCAGGCCGTGCACAACGCAGGCAAGCGGCGCCGTAAGCCCCGGCAGGCACCGACTGCCGGTTACCGCGCAACACCGAGATAGGAGCAAGGAAACCAGATGACAGCAGAAACCAGCAAGATCGACGAACTCACCTAGCAGGGACCTGGCGGTGCGCTCGCAGATCGGCCGCCAGGACGCAGGAAGCACGTGCCTGTCAGCAACAAGGAGATGGAGAACGGTGAGTGGACTGGGTCAAGCTTTCGGCCCGCTACTACCTCGACGTGGCCATCGCCGGATTCGACGACGCCACTGAGGTCATGTTCACTCGCGCCCTCGCCTACTCAGGCGACCAGGAGTCACACGGGTTCATCCCGTCAGGGATGCTGCCCGCGCTGTGCCGTCGACGCCGGTATGAGACATGCGTTGAAGCTCTCGTTGCTTGCGGCCTGTGGAGTCCGGTCAGGGGTGGTTACAAGATCACCCGCTGGCAGGACTGGCAGTCGGAGCTCGAAGCTCTCAGCGCGCGTCGCTCAGCCGACCGAGACCGTAAACGACGCGAGCGCGAGCGCGCTAGCACAGTGTCACGTGACACCGTTAACAGTTGCAACGACCTAGCGGAGCATGAGAACCCGCAGGTCAGCGACATGTCACGTGACATGTCCGCAGGACTGTCCGCACCTATAGAGAGTAAGAATAAGAACAACAACCCCCCGAACCCTCCGGGTTCGCCCCCCCCGCGAAAACGCGCCTGCCGACTGCCCGGCGACTTCGACGTAACGCCCGACATGGTCGCCTGGGCGCGCCAGAACACGCCCCACGTCGACGGCAGGCTCGAAACCGAGCGCTTCCGCGACTACTGGCACGCCAAAGCCGGCCGCGACGCCACCAAGCTCGACTGGCCCGCCACCTGGCGCAACTGGATGCGCCGCGCCGCCGAACAGCAACCCGCACCCCGCGGCCGCCACCTCCGCCAGCCTGGCCGCGAAGAACTCTTCGCCGACGCCAGAGCACGCGAAAACGGCCGCACATCCATTCCCGCAGGAGAACTTGAATGACACGCGAAGAAGTCATCACCCTCTGCGAATACGTCGCCCACGCCTGTCCCCAGCAACGATTCGACAAATACACACCCAACGTGTGGGCCGACATACTCGCAGGTCAGGGCTACACGTTCGATGAGTGCCGGACGGCCGTAATCTCCATCAAGCGCAGACAGGTATTCGTTGACACGTCCGAGATAATCGCCGAGGTCAAGCGCATACGGAATGGTCAGCGTGAAATCGAGCGGCGCGAGGAAATCATCGAGCCTGCCCGCCGCAGGCAGCAGCTCCACGACGCCAGGCCAGTCCGCGAGCAGATCGACGCCATCTTCGCCCGGCACGGCCGCAGGGAACTCCTGCCAGCCGGCCCAGCTGCACCGCCGGTCGCTGACAAGCCACGTCACCAGCAGATCGCTGAACTCGACGCCCGCATCGCCCAGGAGACACCGTGACCACCGGACCCGGAACCACACCCCAGACCGAACGCGATCACGTGCACGATGTCCAGCGGCTGCGCCGCCGCATCCTGGCACTCGAAGAACGCCTTGACCGCGCCCGAGAACATGCGCGGCGTGATCGTCCCGAAGACGCTCACGGCCGAACTGGAAAGGACCAGGCGGTGGGCGCGCGAGATCTTCACCGGCTACGGCTTCGACCTGCCTGACTCCGCCGCTGCTAGTCCTGACGTGAACGGAGACTAAGCCGTGACCGCATACGCGGGCACCCTCACCCGCAGCCAGCTCGACACCATCACCACCGTCCGCGACCAGTGGATGACCACCGCACTGTCCACCGCACCTGTCAGCCGGCCAGCAGCCGAGACTGCCGTCCGCCGCCTCTACGAGGCGCACTCCCTGCCGTTCCCGCCGCTCACCATCTGGATGGACTCACCGCTCGGCTGCATCTACGCCGCGACCGTCCTAACTGGACTGTTCACGACCAAGCCGAAGAACATCCAGCTCGGGGACCAGCTCGGGGACCAGCTCCGGGGCCAGCTCCGGGGCCAGCTCCGGGGCCAGCTCTGGGGCCAGCTCGGGGGCCAGCTCTGGGACCAGCTCGGGGGCCAGCTCCGGGGCCAGCTCGGGGACCAGCTCGGGGGCCAGCTCCGGGGCCAGCTCGGGGACCAGGCATCCAGCTGGATCTGGAACTACTCGCTGTACCCGTGGCGTGACGCCTACTGGCTCGCGTTCTACCACTGCGCACTGCCCATCGCCGGGCTCAGACCCGAACCGAAACTCGACGCGCTGGAGGCCGCGGTCCGTGAGCTCGGCTGGTGGATACCGCTCCGCGGCGCTGTCATCCTGTCCGGGCGGCCGTCCGCACTGCACCGTGACCCGCTCGGCCGCTTCCACTCAGCTACAGGCATGGCACTCGGATACCCGGACAGCTGGGGGTTCTACGCCTGGCACGGCCGGCCAGTACCCGCCTGGGTTATCGAACGGCCTGACATCACCGCGATCGGCGCCGAGGAAAACGTCGAGATCCGCCGCTGCGCCATCGAATCCCTCGGCTGGGACGTTTTTACCCGGCAGGCAAAGCTGGATCGCGTGGCAGCCGAACCAGACCCGGGAAACCCTGGCCTGGAGATCGAGCTGTACGACGTGCCCGAGCGGCTGTGGGGCACCCCGGTCCGGTTGCTGCTCGCATGGAACGGCACACCTGAGATGGACGGCTCGCGCCGCCGCTTCGGACTGACCGTCCCGAAGAACATCGAGACTCCCCTCGCCGCCGCGGCGTGGGGTTACGACGACCCGTCCCACCCGGTCCGGGTCACACCAGAGATGTACGCGCAGATCACGCGACGTACCTGAGAAAGGAAATCACATTCATGTCGCAGGTTATGACCGCTGACGCGGTCCTCGACACCCTCGCCGCCGACGCTGAGATCCCCGTCCTCACCGGAGTGCCAGTGCCGCAAGGCGACGTCCTCCTCATCCCCGCAGACGGCCAGGTCCAGGACGCCATCACCCCTCTGCCCGCAGACGGCGCGGACCTGGTCCGCGGCAACGGCGGTCACGTCCACCTCCTCCTCGGCCGCATCCTGTACGACGCTGTCCCGGAAGGACGCCAGACCATCGGCACGATCACCGTCCCGCCCGGCGAAGTCGGCTACCTGGCGCACGGTGACGGAACCCCGGTGTCTGCTCTGTCAGGTGATGCGGAGCACGGCTTGCAGGCATTCGGGCCCGGCACTTACATCGCCAGGCGTCAGCGTGAGCAGGCCGATGAGGAACGCCTTATCGCCGACTAGCAGCAATGGACAGCTGGCGACGGTTCTAAGCGCGGGTCCGACTCCCGCGGCCAGCACGTGAACACGACAACCATCCGGCCGCCTGTGATCAGCAATGTGGTCCGTGTCCGGGGTGAGCCGGTCCGGCTCGCCGGCGGGCATCTGACTCACTGGGCCGGTGCCGTCCGGGACGGTGTCCGGCTGCTCGCCCACGGTGACTATGCCTGGACCGGCCGTATCCGTGAGCCGTTCCCCGGCGCGGCATCGTGTGTGCGGTGTGAGCGCCGTCAGCCAGCGTTCGTGACCTGCGACATGAATGAACCCGCTGCCAGTCCTGACATGAACGGAGACCAGCCATGACCACACCCGAACCCACACCCGAAGCGCGAACGCATCACCGGGCGCCCCTGGTCATGCGCTCGCGACGGCGGCAGGATTGCCCGGTTCTGCTTCAGGTGCTGCCTGATCGTCACCCGCAACGGCGCAGAACGCGAGCTGGCACTCCGCTGGCTACCACACAGGTACCGGCTCATGGTCGCCAGTCCACACGAGCAGAGTGATGGCCAGCGCAACCGCGTACGAGCGACGCCAGGCAGTCGCAGTCACCTGTGAGTACTGCCAGACGAACCCTGGCCATCCGTGCACGAGCTGGCGGTCGCAGAAGACCACGACGACCCACATGCTGCGGGTCTACGAATGGCGCCGCGAGTGCAAGCGCCAGGAGGCTCGCACCACGGACGGCGGTGAGTGATGGCTACCGACACTTACGGCCAGTCCACCACGCTGGACAACCGAGCACTCAATCGAATGCAGGCTGAGCGGCCACATGCACGAATGCGCGTACCACGCCCGGATAGCGCCGTTTGCCAACGACCACGGCCCGGAGATGCCCGGTCGCTGGCGGATCGACAGCTTCGACAGCGAAGACATGCTGTCTCTGACCCGCGCCGGCCCGATCGGAGAGCCCGATGACTGACCAGCCGATGAGCAGCCTGACACCGGTAGGCGACTGGCTCCGCTCCCGCTACCCGCCGGACACCGTCGCCACGCACTGGCTCGGTAAGGGCGACGATCCGGGCTGCCGCGCGGGCGGCCACTCGTCCTGCACCTACCACTCAGGCTGGTCCGAGGCGCTGCGATCCTTCGCCGCCGAGATGGACGACCTCGGGCACACCAGCCTTGCCGACCTGGCCCGCGAGAAAGCTGACGCGCCAGCGAGCGCCGCGATAGCGCCGCCACCTAACGATGTAACTCAACTCGTGTAACCATGAGCCCGTGAGCCCCCGATTCCAGCGCAGCGCCGCCGTCGCAGCACGCCGCGCCCGCGTGCTCGCCCTCCGAACCGAGCAGGTCCCCTACGCCGAGATCGCCAGGCAGCTCGGCGTCACCCTGTCCGTCGTCAAGATCGACTACATGCGCGGCCTCCAGCAGTACGCCCGCGACCAGGCCGAGCAAGCCCACCTCGCCCGCGACCGGGAACTCGCCAAACTCGACCAGCTCGAGCATGCCTGCTGGAAAGTCCTCCGCACCCGCCACATCACCGTCCAGCACGGAAAGATCGTCCGCGACGAGGACGGCCAGGTCGTGGAGGACGACGCGCCCGTCCTGAACGCCGTGGACCGGCTCGTGCGGATCGCGCACCGCCGCGCCACCCTGCTGGGAATGGACGCGCCCGCCCGCGTGGAGGTGTCCGATGCCACCGACCAGGCCATCCGCCAGCTCGCCGCCGAACTTGCAGCTGCCGGCGGGATGGGAGACATGGAACCTGGCCGAGCGCCAGGCGCTGCTGGAGACACTGAAGCAGGCCAAGAGCGCCCGGCAGCCACGTGACCCGGTCGGCTGGGCCACGGCACGCGGCGTATACCTGTGGTCGGCGCAGCGCCGCATCGCCGAATCGGTAGAACGCAACAAGCGCACCGTCGTCCGCGCCGGCCACGCTGTCGGGAAGTCGTTCACCGCGGCCGTGCTCGCCGGCTGGTGGGTGGACACCCACCCCGACTCGATGGTGATCACCACCGCACCGACCTACGACCAGGTCCACGGCATCTTGTGGGAAGAAATCCGCGCGCTGCACCGCAGGCTGCAACTCGCCGGGAACGCGCTGGCCACGGACGAGTGGAAGATCAACGGCAGGCAGGTCGGCATCGGCCGCAAGCCACCCGACAATGCCCGCGGCTCCGACTTCGACCCGGCCACGTTCCAGGGCTACCACCGCATCGGCGGTGTCCTGGTCATCCTCGACGAAGCGTCCGGCGTGCCCGAGTGGCTGTGGAACGCCGTCGAGACCGTCACCACCACGGACAACTGCCGGATCCTGGCGATCGGCAACCCCGACAATCCCGGCTCCCATTTCGCCCGTGTCTGCCGCCCCGAGCATCCCGGCTGGGCAAAGCACAAGATCTCCGTGTTCGACTCGCCGAACTTCACCGACGAAGGCGGCGACGTTCCCCGCGAGGTCGCCGGCGCGCTGGTGACACCGGCATGGGCGCAGGACCGTGCTGACGAGTGGGGCACCGATGACTACAAGTACATTTCGAAAGTGCTGGCGGAATTCCCGTCCGACCATCCCCGCCAGGTCGTGTCGGTGGCGGATCTGCTGGCCTGCCAGTTCCCCGACGTCCAGCCCGGCTCGCTCCTGTCACCCGTGGAACTCGGTGTCGACGTCGGCGGCGGCGGCGACTGGACCGTCATCCGGGAACGCTGCGGTATCCGCGCCGGCCGGCAATGGAAACTGCGGTCCGACCGGCCCGAGGAAATCGCGCCGCTGATCCTCCGCTGCATCCGCGAAACCAGCGCCACCGCAGTGAAGGTCGACTCGATCGGCGTCGGGTTCAACGTTGTCGGCGAGCTCCGCAACATGGGCCGCCGCGGCGACCACCAGGCCGTGATCCACGCGGTGAACGTCGCCGAGCAGGCCACTGACCCGGTGAAGTTCATCAACAAGCGCGCCGAGTTGTGGTGGATGATCGGCCGGGTCGGGTCGCAGAAACGTGAATGGGACCTGTCGCGGATGGAAGCCGCGGAGACAACGACAGCGCAGCTGCTCCAGCCCCGCTACCTCGAGGATGTGAAGGGCCGGATTCAGATCGAGCCGAAGGATGACATCCGGGAGCGGACGGGCGGGTCACCGGATGAGGCGGAGGCGTTGCTGCTGGCCTTCTATGTGCCGCGGAATTCGACCAGCGATTTTTTCTCGGCGCTGACAAGCGGGAAGCTGAGGGCATGAGACCACGCGCGGACGGGTAGCGCCTAACCGCTGTTACGCCACGCCAGTGACGGCTGTGGCATCCTGGCTGCAACAGCCGTACCATCCGGCTTGTAACAGCCAGGAGGCCGTGTGTCCAACACCAGCAGCAACGGTCACATGAAGGCCGCCGCCGGGGGTCAGGCCGTGCGCCGCGCCATCGCCGCAGCCACCCCGCCGTCCGCTGAGGTGAACGGGCAGGCATTCGCCGAGGTCGTGGGCCGTACCGTCGCGGTCCAGCTGGCGAACATGCTGGCCCAGCTGCTGCCCCGCATGCCATGGCAGCCGTCCTGCCAGATGTGCATCGTCGCGGCGAAGCAGGCCATCCGCGCCCACGAGATCGCCTGCCAGAACGCTGTCCAGGCCGGCGAAGAGCAGCCGGTGCTGCCCGAGCCACCCAACGTCGCGCAGGCGGTCACGCTGATGCCGTCCGCGCAGTCCGCGATCGGCCCGGACGGCCAGCCGAGGATCGTGGGTGTCGCTGAGCTGCCGGTGTGCTTCGACCACATTCAGCTGCCGGAAGACAGCCCGCGGCCGACCGGGCTGGTGACAGGCTCTGGCGCGGCCATCCTGCACACTGGCCGGCAGTGAGCCGTGTCGCGCCGCTCTGCCCGTAACCGGCACCGCGGCCCCGCTGTCAAGGCACGCCCCGCACCTGGTCAGCCCGGCGGCCGCGGCGCCAGCGTCACCCTGACCGGCGACCAGCTGTCCGTGTTCATGCAAGCCTCCCAGCAGGCCGCCCGCGCCACCCCGATGCCCCGCGACCCCGCCTGGTCGCAGCTGCCGTTCGGGCCCGGCGACCCGCTCCGCACCAACCCGGTCAACGTCCCCCGCCAGCGCACCGGGCGCCCCGACCCGCGGCTGTTCGAACTGCCGATCAGCACGAACATCAACCTCAGCACGGCACCCTACGTGCCGTGGCGGATCCTTCAGGAAGCCGCGGACACGCCCCTGTTCCGCAAGTGCATCGAACGCCGCAAAGGCATCTGCTCCCTCGACTTCGCTGTCGCCGTCGACCCGAAAGCAGTCGCCAGGGAAACCGCGGTCACCGGCCAGTCAAAATCCGATGTCGAGTCGGCGATCCGGAAGAAGTACACCGCTGAGATCGCCCGCATCTCCGGCTGGCTGGAGGTGCCGGACCGGAAGAACGGCCTGGACTGGCGGCTGTGGACCAGTGCGCTGATGGAGAACCGGCTCAAATATGACGCGACGGTTGTCTACCCGAGGCTCACCCTGGGCGGGGAACTGTTCGCCCTGGAGGTCATCGCCGGGTGCACCATCAAGCCGCTCCTCGATGAGTACGGCGGCCGTCCGCTGCCCCCCTATCCGGCGTACCAGCAGATCCTGTACGGCTACCCGCGCGGCGAATGGACCGCCACACCCGAACTGGACCCGCAGGGCAAGCCCCTGACGGGCGCCGACGGGCAGCCTGTCATCTCCGGCCTGTCCTCGGATGAGCTGCTGTATGAGCGGACCATCTACCGGGACCAGTCGCCGTACGGCATGTCGGCGACGGAGATCGCGCTGCTCGACGGGATCGTGTGGATGCGGCGGATGGGCTGGATCCTCGCCGAGTACACCGAAGGTGTCATGCCGTCCTCCTACCTGAAGGTTGACGGGGCAACGGACTGGTCGGTGCAGCAGTGGGAAGCGTGGAACCGGGCACTGAACGACCACCTGGCCGGCAACACCCAGGCCCGGCAGCGGTGGGAGCTGATGCCGCCCGGTGTCGACCCGGTCCAGGCGGCGACGGTGCCGGAACAGTACCGCCCCGACTATGACATGTTCCTGATCAAGCTGGTCGCCGGTGACTTCGGCATGACCGCGACCGAGCTGGGTTTCCCCGAGGTCGGTTCCCTGGGCGCGTCGTTCCATGAAGGTGAAGAGGATGTGCTGAACCGCATCACCCGCATCCCTGACGCCGGATGGGTGGGCCGGATCGCGACCCGGCTGGCCCGCCGGCACCTGGCAATGCCGCCGGAACTGTGCGTGCAGATCCTCGGCCTTGAGTCGGAGGATGAGGCGGCCGCGGACGCGGTGGCGCAGAACCAGGTCCAGTCGGGGCGGATGACACTGAACGAGGACCGTGCCCGCCGCGGCCTGCCGGCGTTCCCGTTCGCTGAGGCGGACATGGCGATGCTCATGTCGGACCGCGGCATCGTCGCCCTGGACGGCGCGTCGAAGGTGGCGCCGGCGGGGACGCTGATCCAGCCGGCGACGGTGAAGCCGGGCACGCCGGGCGGCCCGCCGCTGCCCGGTGAGGCACCCGTGCCGGCACAAGGCCAGCAGCAGCAGGGGCAGCCGCAGCCGAAAGACCAGGACGGCAAGCCGGCCGCGAAAGCCGAGGCCGCCGCTTTGAAGTCGTGGGCCCGCAAAGGCACGCGCGGCCGGCTGTTCGAATGCGAGGTGCTGACCGCCGGGCTGGCGAAAGTACTCGTGCCCGAGCTGGCCGACGACCCGCGGGTCCTGTTCAAGGCCGGTGAGGACGACCCAAAAGCCCTGGCAGCAGCCGGGACTGGCCTGGCTGGCAGCGGGACCGGGAGCTGGTAGCCGTGTACTCGGAACGGATCCGGGAGGAACTCGCGGCGGCCATCGACACCAGGAAACTCGCGGAGACGTGGCGGGCCCTGCATCCCGGCACGGTGAAAGCGGCCGGCCCGGCGCTGGCCGCGTTCCTGAAGCGGGCCCTGGACGCGCTCGTGGCGGCGCTGGAACGGATTCTGCCGCAGGCGTGGACGGAAGGGTGGGTGCTGGGCCAGCAGGCCGCACAGGCCGTCCTGGCGGACGGCACTGCGGACTGGGGCGGGTGGACGCCAGGTGACTACGCGGCCGCGGAGCTGATCGCCGGACCCGGTCTCCGGCAGCTGCTCGACGCGGAAGGCATCGTGATCCGGTCGATCGCCGGGACCCGCATCGAGGAAATCGCGGAACTGCTCGAAGCCACCCTCGCCAGCGATATCACCGGGCAGCCGCCACGGGAACCCGGCGAGGAATTCCGGCCGGTCCTGTCAGTCGCCGGCCTCGCGGCGCGGCTCGAAGAGATCCTGGACAACCCGGAACGGGCGGAGCTGGTCGCGCAGGCGGAGATCGGCCGTGCCCAGGCGGAGGCCGCGCGGACCGCGTACGCCGCTGAGGGCGTCACCGAAGTGGAGATCTCCACCGCGCATGACGACCGGGTATGCGAGATCTGCCGGGCCGCCGCGGCGGCCGGCCCGCATCCGGTCGGCACGGCGCCGATGGCGCTGCTGCACCCCCGCTGCCGGTGCGCTGAACTGCCTGTCCTGGCCAGCGTGGCCGCATGAGCGCTGAGAGGAAACCGATGACCACCAAACCGCATTTCGGGCACACCAGGCACGGCCTGGCCGTGCACCTGCGCACCCGCGACCACCTGAAGCCGGAAGACGGCGACTCCCGCTACCAGAAATTCAACAAGCGGTTCGCTCTCATCCTCGTGAACAACGTCGGCACCATGACGTGTTTCTGGGTGTTCTGCCTGCTGTCACTGACGGTCCTCCCGTCAGTGCTGTACGCGATGGGCATGGTCAGCCTGAAACACATCCTGCCGGCGTTCGTCCTCGGGTTCGGTTTCGAGCTCCTCACCACATGGCTGTTCTCCACCGGCCTGCAGCTGGTGCTCCTGCCAGGACTGATGGTCGGGCAGAACGTCCAGAACGCCGCTGCTGACGCCAGGGCAGCGAAACAGTTCGAGGACACCGAGATCCTGATGGACCGGATGAACGAGAAAACCGAGGGCGGCATCCGCACCGTCCTCGACGCGGTCGACCAGCTGCCCGGCCGCATCGTCGCCGCGGGCAGGCCGGTGCCGGTCAGCCCGGGCGTGACCCTGAAGGCGGCGAAGGACAAGTGAAGGTGACCACCACGACCGTCGTCGACGACGGCCAGGACGACCAGCAGCCCGCAGCGAAAACCACGTGGGACGGGGAGCACATCTCCGCCACCGTCATCAAGTCCGAGGACGAGCGCCGCTACACCCTGAACGTCATCTACCCCGCTGATAAAGCCGACATTGCGACAGCCCTGGACGGTCACCGTGACTTCGCATCCAAGGCTGTCGTCGAGGACGCCGCCTGGAACTACATGCGGAACTACCGGCAGGTCGGCACCTATCACACGGCGTTCACCGGCGAGGGCATCCCCGACGGTGCCGCTGAGGTGGTCGAGTCCTACATTTACCGGGGCCCGGACTGGACGATCAAGGCCGCTGACGGCTCCGAAGTGGTGGTGAAGGCGGGGGACTGGCTCGGCGGGTTCGTGTGGGCACCGGACGCGTGGGCTGACATCAAGGCCGGCCGTATCGGCGGCGTGTCCGTCGAGGGCGGCGCGAAACGCCGCAAGCCATCACCCGAAGCAGTAGCGAACCTGAGGAGCTAAGTCCCATGTCAGTCCTGAACCGTACCTACACCGCCGACTCCGGGCTGATCGCCACCAGCGGCACGTCGCCTGTCCCCGCGTTCTACATCGCCCCCACGACCACGAACGACCTGGTGATCTGCCGGATCAAGGTGCAAGTCGAAGCCACATCCAGCCAGTCAGCGTCCCCGTCGACAAACAACTCGATCCTGTTCCAGCTGTCCACCGTCACCGGCACCAAGGCCGGCGGCGCCGCGATCACCCCGAAGCAGATCGCCGGCACCGTCCTGACCGCCAACACCGTGTTCTCCTCCGGGTCGACGGCGATCACGGGGCTGACGCAGACCACCGAGTCGTGGCAGAACACCATCGCCCTGTCGGCCGGGGCGTGGGCGGAAGACGCCTACGAGAACACGGGCCTGGAAATCCCGCTGGCCGCGTCGTCGCTGACCTGCTTCTACTTCACCACCGCGTCGGGTGCGGGATCGGGCCTGGCGGCGCGGATCACCGTCACCTTCACCGAGTAAAACCTCCCTGCCTGCCTCTTCCGGAAGGCGGGGTGACCTGTGACGATCTCCGTCGTCCAGTCGGGCAGCGGCGCGTCGGCGTTCTCGGGCAGCTTCGCCAGCAACGTCACTGCCGGTAACACGCTGTTCCTGGTGGTTGCCGCTGAGGCGACCGCCAATGTGACGATCTCGTCGTCTGACCCGGAGTTCAACGGGTCGACGTCGGGTGCCTGGACGCAACTCTGGTCAGTGCAGTCCGGGTTCTCCGGGTCGGAGACGATCTACTCGTCGTGCTGGATGCTGGCCGGCTGCGCTGGCGGCGCCAGGACGGTGCAGGTCACCGTCACCAACGCCAACACCAACGGCAACTTCGGGCTCCTGTTCTACGAGGTCGCCGGGCTCGGCACGTCGCCGTCGCCCGACCCGGCGACACCGAACCCGGCGACCGACAGCAACACCACCGGCACGACCGCGACGTCGAGCGCGACCGGGACGACCGGGACGGCAGCCGAGTTCATCATCGGCATGCTGGGCTCGCAGAACTCCGTGACCGGCCTGCCGTCGGCACCGTGGACGTCGCAGACCATCGCCGGGAACGGCAACGCCTCAGCCGGATACCAGGTGTCGGCTGCGACTGGCACGTTCACGTACTCGCATGCGCAGAACTCGGGTGTCTGGATCGGCGCGTGCGCGGCGATCGTCCCCGGCTCCGCTGCCGCATCCGCCCCGGCGGCGGCGGCCGGCGCACTGGTCCGCGGCAGATCCGGCCGCAAAGGCACGACCGCAGGTTCCGGCACCCCGCTCACCCGCCCCGGGGACGTGCCGCCGGTGCTGGCGGGCGCGACCGTCACCGGCCGCCGCGGACGGAAAGGCACCGTGCAGGGATCATCCCTGCCGGCTGTCAGGCCGGCCGGGAAGCTCCCGGCGGCGGGCGCGAGCGTCCGGGGCCGGGCAGGCCGTAAGGGCAGCGCACAGGGCAGCACACCGCCGCTCACCCGGCTGGAGGATGTGCCCCCGGTTCCGTCCGGCCGCACCGTTACCGGCCGCCGGGGGAAGACGGGCAGCGCGCAGGGCAGCAAGCCCGTACCCGTCGCCGCGGCCGTCACCGTCACGGTGCCCGCGCCGGCGGCGGGGAAGAGCATCACCGGCCGGAAGGCCAGGAAAGGCACCACCGCCGGGTCACCACCGCCGCTCACCCGGCCCGGGCGGCTGCCCGCCAGCACCGGCGCGTCCGTCCGCGGGAAGCCCGGCAAGCGCGGCAGCACGGCCGGCAGCGGCCCGGTCCCGGTCAGCGCCGTCCCCTACCACGGTGTCATCCCCGGGCCCGGCACACTGGTCCGCGGCAGGCCCGGCCGCAAAGGCGGCAGCAGCGGCAGCCCGTACCCGTCGCTGCTGTACATCTCGCCCGCCGGGCCACTCGAAGGATCCCTGCTCGGCGGCACCGTCACCACCATCAGCTACGCGGGCACCATCACTCCCGGCAGTTACTCTGGCAGCATCACGCCTGGTGCCGGATCCCTCTACCAGTACGTCTACGGCAGCGTTTACACCGGCGGAGGCGCCATGGCACTGCAATCCGACATCAGCGGCGCGGACGCGGTCATCGTCAGCAACACCGCGTACTTCTACCTGACCATCACCTATAACGGCGAGCCGCTGAACCTCACCGGCTACACCCCGAAGGCCTACCTGAAAGCCACCCGGCTCACCCCCGACACTGACGCCGAGGTGTTCACCACCAGTTCCGGGCTGACCGTCACCAGCACGGCCGGCGGCACCATCACCTGGGTAGTCCCCCCGGCCGTCCTGGCCACCCCGTCCACCCTCTGGTACCGGGTCGACGTCATCGACTCCGCCAGCGAGGTCTTCACCTGCCTCTACGGCAACTTCGTGGTGCAGCCGGCATGAGCGAGCCACTGCCCCCCGCCAACCGCACCCCCGGATCCGGTGACCCGCCGGCCGACTTCAACGACGTCGACACGATCCTCGCGCTCCTCGTCGGCATCACCCCCGGCACCGGCGGCACCGTCACGACCGGCGAGATCCCCTTGTTCGCGGCCAGCGTCACCATCTCCGGGATACCCGGGTCGGCGTCGTCGCCGCTATCGGTCGTCGGCTCCTCGGATGCCGGGCAGCTGGTCTACCTCGAGCAGGACTCCTCCACCGACCACTGCCTGACCGTCAACCTGGCCGGTACCGGCGGCGCGACCCAGGCGGCACTGAACGCAGTGTCCGCCAACCCGGCGTTTTCCGCCGTGGAAATCTCCGGCACCGAAACCGCGCACGGCACCGTGAAGATCACCCACCACGGGTACGCGAACGCCTCCGACTCTGCTGCCGCGGCTATCTCGGTCGACTTGCAGACCACTGTCGGCGGCTCGGCCGGCACCGCGGCGCAGGGGCTGTTCATCACCTCCACCACCGATACGATCCCGGCCGGTGACGCCATCCGCGTCCAGTACGGCGCGCAGGACTGGTTCGTTGTCAAAGGCAATACCGGGACCGGGAACGGCATCGCCGGGATCGGCGTCGCCTCCGGTCACACCCCCGCCGGGATGCTGGAGATCGCGCAGAAAGACACCACGACGGTCGGGCTGGCCATGACCGCGCTCGCGTCCGGCGCCGACATGATCGACCTGAAAAACTCCGGCGGCAGCCTCATGTTCCAGGTCAACAACTCCGGCAACGTCGTCATGCGCGCCTCCGCGTTCGCCGACGCCGGCATTCAGGTCGGCGGGACATCCACCCAGTTCGGCGGCGGCGCCGGCGGCGTGATCGGCATCACCAACGCCACCACAGCCCCGGCATCGAACCCCGCCGGCGGGGTGGTCCTGTACGCGTCCGGCGGTCACCTGTACGCCCTGGCCGCCACCGGCAGCGCCGTGGAACTCGCATGACCATCAGCGTCGAGCAGCTCCTCGCCGAAGCCCGCGAGATGGCCCTCGAACTGCGTCTCAAAGACAAGCTGATCGCCGCGCAGGCGGCACGCCTAGCCGAGCTGGCGCCCGTGCCAGACTCAGACCCGACGGAAGACCAGGGAGAACATGATGTCCGCAGCGGCCACTGAGGCTCCGGAACTGGAGCTCACCGAGTTCGAGGTCATCGACGCGCAGAAAGTGTCCGGGGTGAAGTCCGCCGCGAACGGCTTCCCCCACCTGATCATGAAAGGCGTCGCGAAAGACGCCGCCGCCGGTGTCGCCGCAGACACGCACCGCGGCCACGCCGGCGCCGAGCAGCCAGCCACCCAGGTCGCCCCGCCATCCCACTCACCCGAGAACACCGGCCGGCCCGACGACGACTCCGGCACCGCCGAACCCGGCCACCAGCCCTGGACCGGGCGGCACATGCACGAGCACCCCGCCGGCAACGGCGAAGACCCCAACGGCGACGGCCTCCACATGCATATGCACGACCACCACGGCGACAACGACCACGGCACCCACAACCACGCCGGCGCCGACGTCGCCGGATCCGGTACCCGGTCACCGTTCGACGACATCTCCGACGTGGCACAGTCCCTCGCCGCGGCGAAGAAAGCCGTCGTGGACGGCAAAATCGACCAGGCCCCCGACATCAAGCTCGCCGACCAGATGATGCACCTCCTCGCCCAGGCCATCGAGAACGAAGCCCAGGAGATCGCCGCCGGCAAGTTCGGCGAAACCTGCGACGTCGCGCTGCTATCCGACGCCGCGGACCTGCTGTCCTGCTGGCGGTCCCACGAGATGGAACCGGTCGCCCAGTCCGCCTGGGTGTACGACGCCGCCGGCCTGGTCAAGGACTCGCGGACGTTCTCCACCGCCGAGCGGAAGAAGTACGCGACCGGCGGCCATGCACTGCCGGACGGCTCCTACCCGATCCCCGACGCCGACGCGCTCCGCCGCGCCGCGATCCTCGCCCGCAGCAAGCACGGCAACTGGCAGGCCGCCCGCAAGCTCATCGCCCGCCGGGCCCGCGAGCTCGGCGTCACCAACCCGCTGGACGACGACGACACCGACGCATCCGCTTCCAAGAGCGTTGCTACGGAGGTAACGACTGTGGATACTGTGACGCAGGAAGACGCTGTCACGAAGGCCCTCGCGACCCAGAAGGCAGAGATTGACTCTCTGCGGGCCGAGCTGGCGAAGGTGCTCGCGCTACCGAGACAAGGCGGACCAGTGTCCGGCGTGCCCATGCAGCCCACCCGGCCAGCGCACGACGACACCGCCGCCAAGGCACAGCTCATGCGGGCCAAGGCTGAAGCAGCCACCGACCCCGCTGACCGTGCCAGTTACCGGCAGCTTGCCCGCGAGCTTGAGGAAAAGGCCACCACCACGACGGCCTGAGTACCGGGCCCGGCCGGGCACCTGAACCTCCTGGAGTGACCGGCTATGCCCACCAAGCAGGATCTTTTCGGCGGCACCCGCGGCAGCGTCATCCCCGAGTACGCGACGCACGCAGGCCAGACCGCCGCGTTCGAGGGCTACCTCGAGGAACTGTCCAAGTCGATCGGACGGCAGGACGAGGGCCGTGACTACTGGCCCGGCACCGGCCCGATCCTCAAGGGCGTCCGCCCGCCGAAGGACTACGCGTCCAAGCGTGACGCTGACCTGGCGGCCCTCGACCAGCTGACCAAGTCCCTCGACCCCGGGCTGCTCGCCCAGATGTCGGGGCAGCTGGAGGCGATGAAGGAGTCGCTGGCCAAGGACTGGGACGCTGGTTTCCCCGGCACCGGGTACCCGTTCGGCGGGTCGCTGACCGGTGCGCCGTTCGAAGCGCAGCTCGCCCCGATCGACCTCGAGGGGCCGGCGAAGCTGCTGATCCCGCGGGAAACCCCGATCCTGAACGCGATGCCGCGGGAGAACAACGGCATCGGCTCCGCCCTGCAGTACCGGCGGATCCTGGGGTGGACGAACTCGGGTGTCGGCGGAGTGCCGGACCTGCTGCCGTTCATGGCGTCGGAATACCCCTCCAGCCAGTCGACCGCCAACCTGCCGAACTTCGGCGGGTACGCGTCGGCCGGCGGCGCGAGCACGGGCGGCCTGCAGCTCCGCCGCGGCCAGAAGATCACCTACGCCTCGGATGCGCACAACATCGCCTACACCGAACTGTCCCTGTCCGACGTGGTCTCGACAAAGAGCTACTACATCGCGCAGGGCTACCAGGACATCCGGCAGCTGTCCGCGACCGCGCTGCTGTGGGCGCACAAGTCCGGGGAAGAGCGGGCGATGCTGTACGGCCGCGGCGTCACCGCGCTCGGCTACACCGGGCCGGTCTCCGCCCCGGCCGGGCTGGCCGCAACGTCCGCGTCCACCGGCGGCAGCATCCCCGCAGCCACCTACTCCGTGTTCGTCACCGCGGTCGGCTCCGGCGGCGAGTCCGCCCCGTCGAACATCATCACCACCACGGCGATCACCGGGACCGGGGTGCTGAACTACACCTTCCCGGCGCTGCCCGCCGGTGCCACCGGCTGGAACCTGTACGCCTTCACCGCGGCGACCGGGAACTTCTTCTTCCAGGCCTTCGTGCCGGCCGGGTACCCCACCTGGCAGCTGACCGCCTACTCGTCGTCGTCGGTGGCCATCCCGTACAACACCACCGACTCGACCGCCAATCCCAACGGCTACGACGGGCTGCTGACGGTCCTCACCAACCCGTCCGTGTCCGGTTACGTCGGTACCTACGTGGCGACCGGCTCGTCCACGACCACACTGAACTCGATCGGCGGGAAGACGCTGATCGGCGGTGTCGCCCCCACCCCGCAGGGCGACGGCCCGTGGCAGACCGCGTTCGCGGTGATGTACGGGGCGTCGACCGAACCCGGCAACTACGGCATGCAGTCCGGTGCGCCGTCGTGGCCGTGGAACCAGGGCACCGCCTACGGGCAGAAGCTCCTGGCCCGCCCGCAGGTCGTCTACGTCGACGGCGCGGTCCGCTCGGCAATGGGATCGTTCGTCCGCACCGCCGCCGGCGGGTCGACCGCCTACCGGATCATGATGCCGACGTCCGAGGCCGCCAGCGGCATGGAAGTCGGCGCGATCGTCAACGGCATCGCCAACCAGGTCACCGGCGACATGGTGGACTTCGACGTCCACCCCTACATGCCGGTCGGCTCATCGATCATCTGGACGAAGACGCTGCCGTTCCCCGACAGCGAGATCACCAACACGATCGTCGCGAAGAACGTCCAGGACTACCTGTACCAGATGTGGCCGCAGATCCAGTTCACCTACGACGCCTCGACCTACCAGTTCGGGACGCTCGTGTTCTACGCCCCGGCCTGGTCCGGTGCGCTGGTCGGGCTGCTTCCGTGACCCGTGTCCGCGGCATCTCGGTACCGGCTGCGGTGAAGACGACCAGCAGCCCGACGGGGATGGTGATCCGCACTGAGGCCGGCGTGTCGGTGCAGGGCAACGGCGGCGCAACCCAGCAGACGGTGACCTGACAGGAGAGCGCATGCCAAGGGTCCTCATCGCGGCGGGCTGCCGTGAGGTCGACGGGCCGTCCGGGCGCCGCTACTACGCCCGGGACTACGAGCGGGGCGGCAGCTTCGACATGTCCCCCGCCGACGCCCGGCAGGCCGTGAAGATCGGCGGCGCGATCGCATCAGAAGCCGGGACCACCCGGCAGGCGATCGGCTACCGCTGCACCGGCTGCGGATTCGGGTCGTTTACCCGGTCCTGCAGCCGGTGCGGCGGGGTCTGCGAGCGCGAGTGACCGGGCGGCTCATCGTCATCCCGGCGGCGGCCAGGCCGTATCCGGGGGAGCACGTGGTGCCGGTGCGGCAGGCAGGGGTCAGTGTCCCCGGCACGCCCGCGCCCGTCTCCGGGAGCGGCGGAGACGGCCCGCGCCCGGCCGGGGCGAACGGCTGCACCGGCACCACCAGAGGCGGGTCGGCGTGCAACGGGATGGCGGGGCCGGACGGCCGCTGCGCCCGCCACAAGGAGGACTAGCCGTGTGCCAGTCCGCGTCGTCCCGGTCCTCGTCCTCCAGCAAGAACAGCCGTTCCAGCGGCGGCGGGAAGACGAAGAGCAGCAGCAAGGCGTCGTCGCCGCATTCCTGCCCGAAGAGCAGGTTCGGGAAGATCGCCCGCCGTGAGATCGTCCGGCATGTCAGGCGGCACCTGCTGTGACCATCCCCGTCCTCGTCCAGCCCACCGCCGCGCAGCTCGCGGTGCCGTACCTGACCCCGGCCGGGTTCGCTGCCTACCCGACGTGGCTGGACATCGACAACCTGGTGCCCGGCGGCGTGGCCGCGGTGCAGACGGAGCAGCTGGCCGACGTGATCCTGACCGCGTCGCAATGGTGCTGCTCGATCTGCGAGGGCATGCGGCTGGACGCCCACTGGGTGCAGAACGAGAACCGCCGCGCCCGCGCCGGCGGCGGCGGCCGGCTGTCGATCGTGCCGTACGACATCCCCGTCCGGGCCATCACCGCGCTCTCCTATGGCCGGGACCCGTCGTGCATGTACGCCGACTCGCTGCCGGACCCGACGATGTGGATCGAGGACGGCCGGGAGGTGTCGTTCGTGCCCGGCGGCGCGCAGGCATCGTTCTCCGGCACGATCCTGCAGTTCGGTCCCGCCATCGTGAGCGGCGCGAACACGTTCGTGCAGTGGTCATATGTGGCCGGCTACCCGAACACCACATTCTCCGCCGCCTGCACTGCCGGCGCGAGCTCGGTCACGGTGACCGACCCGGCGGGGATACTCCCCGGCGACGTCCTGCGCATCTACGACCTCGGCACACCCGCCGCGGGGCAGCCCGCACCGGGCCAGAACGAAGCCGTCACCGTCGCCGCCGCATACGCGCCCGCCACACCGGCGTGGCCGCCAGCGCCGGCCGTCATCCCCCTCGCCGGCACCACCGTCTACGGGCACCTGGCCGGCACCGGGATCACCGGCATGCCCCGCGACATCCTCCAGGCCGTCATCGCCTACACCGTCGCCCTGCTGATGCGCGAAGACGTCGCCGACGAGGAACCCGCGTCGCCGTTCGGGCCGTCTGCCCGCACCACCGCCGGGCCGCGCGGCGCCGGCGGTTCCCTGATCCA